TGGAATCACGCAACTCCGGGAACACGACAGGAACGTCACCTGCCGCAGCCGCATAGCCGGTGGTCCACTCAATCTCCGCCCGAATGGAATCCCGTTGCGTCACAGGCGAATACAAATCAACCCGCGACAGGTGTTCCCGCGTGTAGACACCCATGAACATCCCGAAGATGCGCGGGTCATTGGTCACCGACACGGAGCCCGGATGCTGAAACATCCTGTCGAAGAACGTCTGGTCTTTCACGATGACCGAATCATGCAAGAACAGAAACCTGTCAAACAACGTGTTCTCGTACAACCATTTGATTTTGCCGAGCTCCCAAGTACCGGGCTGCCGCAACACCACAACCTCCCGCTCGATGGATCCCAGACAATCCGCCAGCCACGCCTCACGTTCCGGCGTTGAAGCCACCACCACGACGTCTAATCCCACGACTGCAACAACCTTCGGTCCAACTCCCAATCGCGCAGCTCTTCCCACGGCCGCCCCAGACGCTCGTTGAATCGGTGCATGTTCGCCTGGAACGTCACAGTGTTCTTTTCGCGGAACTTCTCGTTTGATGCCAGGGTGCTCGAGTTGCGGTGGTTCACCGCGGCCGTCGACAACAAGACGTCGATGTTGGCACGCCTAGCACGGCTCTCAAAGTCGGTGTCTTCGAAGTACGCGGGATGGAACCCTTCGTGGAAGAGCCCGATGGTTTGCACCACCTGGCTGCCGATCCACACGCACGACCAGTTCGGCTTGCCGCCGAGCACGATGTTGGCTTTGGTTGCCGGAGCGTAGAACGCGGCCGTGCCACCCTCACCGAACTGCACGTCATGATTCACCAGCATCCACCCGGATGAGAACGGTGTCGCCTTGATACCGAGATTCCACGACGCAGCCACACCGAGGTTCGACGGCATCCGCCAGACGAACACCTCCTGCGCCTTGTGCGTCTTGGGCACCCATTCCGAGTTGCCGTTGTCGATGCAGATGAGTTTCCCGATGCGTCCCTCGAACGACAGCAGCATCGCATCGACGCGCCAATGCTCGGTAAGCACCGGCACGATTAGGACTGGGACGAACGGCACCATTCCACAATCTCCTTGAGAGCTGGCTTCCAGAACTTGTCGTACACCGTGTCCGCGTCGTACTGCTTGGCGAACGCCACCGCCTGCTGCGACACGCCACGATTCTGCTTCGCCTGCTTCAACGCCGAGATGATGCTCGGCACGCTCGGCGTCAAGAACCACGACTTCTGCGCGGCATCCCAATACGGCTGACCTTCGGCCAACCAGCCGTCACCGAGCAGCTCAGGCTGGGCGGAGAAGTTCGAGACGATGACCCGCGTCCCGCACGCCTGGGCTTCGATTACGGGGATACCGAAGCCTTCGCCCATGCTGGTAGCCAAGAGCACGTCTGCGCCGCTGTAGAGGGCTGCCAGAGCGTTCTGAGGGTATCCCAGACGGTACATGTACGGGTCGGCGAACTTGACCCGATCGCGGTCAACCCCGCACGCCATCAACAGCGTCGTCAGGTCGATGCCACCCATGCCGGGTGTTTCGTCGGTGTGCATGTACAGCACCGCATCGGGGTTGTCCTGGGCGAACATCCCGAAGGCCATCAGGTTCTCGGCGAACGCCTTGCGCGGCGGATGCACACCCTTGTTCGCCGCGGTCATCATCACGACGAAACGGTCGTCCTCCCAACCCATCAACTGTCGCCCGGTCATCTTCTTGCCCGAGTTGTCCACGATGTGCGGCGTCGGCTTGAACACCTGCTCGATTGCGTGCGGAACGTACACGCTCCGCACGCCGACGTTCTCCAACATCTTGTGCCCGAACTGCGACATCGCAATCGGGAACACGTTCGGCTTCATGCACCAGGCGACCACCTCGGGTGGACACGGTGCATGATCGACGGGCACCCACGATGCGATGTTGGGAACCTTGTCGAGGTTCTGGGCCTTGAACACCCAGACGTCGAACAGGGTGATGAGAAGTTTCGCTAGGTCTGTCGCTTGCGTCCACTCTTGCCAGTGCGCCGCGATGATGTCGTCGGAGTACGTCGAGAATCCGCCCGGGTAGATTTTGATTCCGTTCCAGTTCGACGTCGCGCCGTTGAGTCCGTAGTTCGAGTGGACCGCGATTTCGTGCCCGTCTTTGATGAGCCTTTGGACCGCTTGCTGGGTTTGCTGGCCGTAGCCCGTTCCCGCCCACGGGGCGTTGGAGTACCAGAGTGCTCTGATGCGGTCCGCGGGTCGAACACGGACTCCTCCAACTCGTGCGCCACGCCCAGCTGCAAGAGCAGGATCGCCGTCGGTTCCGGCAAATCCATCGGTACGCCCTTGACCACGATTCTCATCCACTTGTTCCTCCTAGCAGGTGGGTCAACCTTAGCCGATAAAAGTTCAAGCGGCCCGGCACCACCCTGCGTTTGGGTGCCGAACCGCTCGAGACTTTGTGGCTGCCCCGAAGGGCTACCTCAGATTGGTCAGCTGTTCGCGTTCTTGTAGAACTTGACGTGGCTGGTCTGAGGCAGGTTGCCGTCTACTCGCATCGTCGCCCGGAAGGTGACGAGGTCCGCGTTGAACGCGAAGTCGTCGCTGCGGTCGAAGCGCAGGCCGCCGGCCATGCGCACGTAGTAGGAGGGCAGGTGGCCGAAGATGACCGACTTGGTCGCCGAAGCATTCGACGCCATCGCCGGGTTCTCGTACACCGGGTAGCTCAGGACGCGGTCGTTGCCGTCTGCGAGCGCAGGCTCGAAGATGTAGCGGCCGCTGTTGTCCTTCAGCTTGCGGACGACACCAAGCGAAGTGGTGTTCATCATCCAGCCGACGCCAGGCAGACGGCGGGCTGCGCCGTCGAGGCTGTACGCCAGGGTGATGAGGTCGTCGGCCGAGAAGGTCGGACCTGAGGTGGTGCCGGTGACGGCCGAGGCCGCCGCGGTCACGATGCCGTTCGGCTGGCTCGATCCCGTTCCGACGGTGAGGTCGTTGTTGACCTTGTAGCCGAGCGCGTTGCCGGTCTGCGTGGCCAGGAAGCCGAGGATGTCGACGCCCGAGTCCTCGATGAGTTCACGGCTCAGTTGCACCAGGAACGAGTACTTGTACGCGCTCAGGGTGATGAAGCTGTTGAACGTCGGGTCGGACTCCGAGATTGAGCTGCCTTCACCGGTGATTGCCGCGGTCGACCAGCCAGCCTGTGACGGAATCTGGAGGTTCTCGCCGCCAGCCGTGCGAAGGATGGTCGAGGTGTCGAGCATCGGACCGACGAGACGGGCCTGCAGGATGACCTGGTCGTAGAACGACGTGGGCACCGGGGCACCGGTCGAGCTCTTGGTGACGTCGCGGGTCTCGAAGGTGTGCGAGCGAACTTCGCCGCGGGCCATCGAACGGAGGACATCTCCGTCGTTGGAAACGGCACGCTCGACCGGACGGACCTGCGCCGCGATTTCGCGGGTGGCCAGTTCGATCTTGGCTTCGCGCTCGGCGTCTGCCTTCAAGGCTTCGATGCGAGCTGCACGCTCGTCGAGTTCCTTGTTGATCTTGGTGTAGCTCGCCTCTTCCTCTGCGGTGAGGTCGCGCTTCTCGGCAGCTGCGTTGTCCAGGAGGGCCTTGGCCGCTTCCCAAGCACGCTGACGCTGCTCGACTTGACGGTTGATGTAGTCATTCATGAGTGATGTTCTCCGATGGTTGGTATTCGTGGTGCAGGGATTTGTATCGCACCCGGAGAGGCTCCTCAACCGGCACCTTCCTGCGGCTCCGCAGCGAAGGCGATGACTCGAGTCTAGGCTATCTTGCTTTGCAGGTCAAACTGTTTCGCCAGAATCGACGCAGGAATCTTCGCCTCAGGTTCGGGCTGCTTACGCAACTTCCCGACCACCTCAAGAAGCAGGGCGGCCTGCTGCTCGTCCAGCTCCGACCCGGCCTCGAGCACGGTGATCGCGTCGGCCAGTTTGTCCGCATCGGTGGCGGTACGTTCGGCGAGCTTGTCGATGGTGCGCACGGTTGCGCTGGTTGCTTGGTATGCGGGGAAGCCTGTCACGACCGAGACTTCGTAGAGGCGAACTTCTTTGAGTTCGCGTTTCATGCCGTCGTCGGAGAACACGTCGCCGCGTGGCGGCACCGAGAATCCGAACGACATCGAATCGACGTCGCCACGTTTGATAAGCGTCGACAAGTCGCGGCCCACCGTTGTGTCGGGTAGATCGGCGTCGACCTTCAGACCGCGTTCGTCTTCCATCAGACGCAACGTCTTTGCCCTGGTCGTCGCCAGCAGCATCGTCGAGTCGTGGTTCATGTACATGCGGATGTTGTTCTTCGACTTCAACGACTTTGCGAACGCACCCGGGCGAATGTACTCGCGGAACGGCAACGGTTCTGATTCCGTGT